AATGACGAGTTGATCGAGAGCGGGCTTTACTTGTCCGCGCGCGAACAGCGCGGAGCGGGCTATATCGTTCTGATGGCAGACGGCGCGGAGGAAGTGGCGCGCACTCGCGTTCGCCGTTCCTTCCGTGAAATGGCGCGGGCGTGCAAACTGTTTGGCGGCATCGCCCGCAACCCCGACGCGCAGATTACAGAGGAAACGAAACAGCGACTTCTCAAGTGCGAAGAGAAATCCGCGATCCGGCTGGCGCTGATGCGCGCGCCGATCACGACAGCGCGGAAGGCAAAACTTTTGGAGTAGCGAGGCTGGGCATGGCTCGGTAGGGACTGGCAGGGCTTGGCTCGGCAAGCACACTGCCGCCTTTCGGGGCGGTAGTAGTTTGCTGGGCGGGGCGTGGCGGGGCAAAGCGAGGAACAGCTTGGCGCGGCAAACCACAAGGGCGGCACTGGAAACGGTGCCGCCCTAAGTTTTGCCAAATAGTCAACGCGCGTTGACAATCTACGCGCGTGCGCTAATTATGTCGGCGCATGGCACTTGCCGCCCTTTCATACTTCCCGCAAAGCATCACGTCCGGCGACACGACGCGCCTGCTTCTCTCCCTGCCGCTGTGCCCGGCACCGGCTTTCACCGCTGTCTTGGTGCTAAACCGCCCCGGCGTTGCGCCCATCACCTGCGCCGGCTCGGCTAGCGGCAGCGCGTTTGCATTCACGATTACCGCCGCGCAATCCGCCACGATGGCGGCGGGAGCCTGGACATGGGCGGCGCGATGCACCGAGACGGCCAGCGGCGACGTGACGAGCGGAGGCGATGGGGATTTCACCGTGCTGGCAAACTACGCCACCACGATCACGGCGAGCGCAACGCAACTCCAGCTCGACGCGGCGAACACGGCGCTTCTCACGTTGCTGGCGAATCCCGAGGTGTCCGTTTCGTTCAACGGGCAAAGCTTCACCAAGGAGAATCAGGCGCATCTCCTGAACACGATTCGCAACCTTGAGGCGAAGCTCGCCGCCGAGAAAGCCGCCGCTGCCGGGCTGCGCGGGGACGCTCCGACACGTTCTATCAGGCCGTATTTTGTGTAATTTCCATGAAAGCCAAAACTCTAAAGCTCAACGGAAAGCGGACCAACGGCAGCGCCGTCCAGATCGTTGACGAGCCAATTCGGCAGCCGCGAAATTACAGCCAACTGATCGAGCAGCTAAAGAAAGTCTCGCCCGATTGGAGGCCGAATCGCATCGGCGTTGACGCGGAAATCTATCGCAACCACTGGGAGCTTCGCGCTTTCTCGCGCAACCTCTGGAGGGAGAATCCGTTCATCATGGGCTACGGTCAGGAGCTTGCCGCGAACGTCATCGGGCCTACCGGCTACACGCTCCGCATGATGGTCAAGGAAACCGAGGACCGCATCATTTACAGCGCGGAAGAAAAGGATGCGCTGCGGCGCGCGGAGAATCGCCGCAACGAAGTCTTGCGCTTCACCGCTAAAAAGACCGGCCTGCCGTTCAAGGCGGAGAAGCTACTGCACACGATCAAAGGCAAGGCGTCGGTAAAGGTCGGCGAGCTGGACACGTTCGCGAATCAGTTGATCGAGCGGAAGTGGGCGGAGTGGCAGTTGCGTGAGAACTGCACCGTCAGCGGGCGAATCAGCTACAACGAATCTCGGCAGCTTCGCCTCAAATCCTGTGCGCGCGACGGGGACCACTTCATTCGCATGGTCCGCGATTCCCGCTATCAGCCTTTCGGTTTCAAGATTCAGCATATAAATGCTGAGTGGTGCAATTACTACCTGCTCGGCACAAACGAAGCCAACGGCAACCCAATCCGCTACGGAATCGAATACGACGAAAGCTATCCGGCTCCGGTGCCGGTTGCGTATTGGTTCACCAAGGCCACGAGCGGGCAATGGGCCACGATGTCTCCGGTAAATTTTGGCACGAACAGCACGGAAGGAAGTATCCGTATTCCAGCCGAGGACATCATTCACTACGCGAAATTTGACGATGACGCGGACGTGACGCGCCCGGTTCCGTGGGCAACTCCGGTAATGTCCAATGTGCGGCAGCTCGACAAGGCGATGGAAGCCGTGGTTGTCGCGATGCGCGTCGGCGCGTGCTCAAATGTCTTTTTCGAGACCGACCTTATCGGGCCGGATGGGACTACCGCAGCGGGCGCGGACCCCGACATTATGAAGGGGCTTTCAATGGAGATGAACCCCGGCGGCGCGCACGGTTTGCCGCCTGGCGTGCGGGCGAAAGAGTTCAACCCGAACCAGCCGAACCCGAACACCGGCCACGTCCGCAACGAAATCCTTCGCAGCATTTGCGCTGGTCTGCCGGGCGCGCAGTTCTCGACCATCGGACAAAATTACGCTGAGATCAATTTCAGTGCCGGGCGTTTGGAGCGGCTAACCATCACCGCGCAATGGCAGGTTTTGCAGGAGTTCGACATCGCGATTGCGGAGCGTAGAATCTTTGCCGAGTGGTTGAAAATGGCGCTAACGATGCAAGCGGTTCCGTTGCCGGCGGAGAAGTTTTTCAAGTTCAACGCGCCGAAATTCACGGGCAAACGCTGGCCCGGTATTGATCCCATCAAAGAGGCCAACGCCAAGGCGCTCGACCTTGCCAACAAATTCACGTCGCCGCAACGAATCCACGACGAGCAGGGCACCGACCTGGAGCAAACCTGCATTGAGATCAACGAGGCGTCGATGATTTACGAACAATACGGAATCGAATCGGACACCACCAAAGGCCCAATTGACGCCGAAGTGGAAACCGAGGACGACCCGCCAACCAAGCCAGCAAACTCGCCTGAATGAAGCCGCCGGACTACATTATTTCCGCAGCAAAGCGCGGGCTTGAATTGCTTGCAGAAGGATACGGGGGAGACGGACTTACCGAAGGCACGAAAGACGCGGCGCGCAAAATGGCATCCGGTGAGGTCAGTGAGGAAAAAATCGTCAAGGCTAGCGCATGGGGCGCGCGTCACGCGGTGGATCTTGAGGCGGGCAAAAACAGCAACCCTGACGACAAGGAATGGCCCGGTGCTGGTGCCGTTGCTCATTATCTGTGGGGAATCAATCCACTCAACCCCGGACCTGCTCGCGCATGGTTTGATCGTCAATCTGAGAAAATCCAAAATCCACCAATGAAAAACTGGTTTGCAATCACAAACAAATCCGAAGCCTCCGCCGAGGTCTGCATTTACGAAGAAATCGGCAGCTACGGAATCAGCGCCAAGGCGTTTCTGGACGAGATCAAAAACGTCGGAAATCGAAAGATCACGCTCCGCATCAACTCGCCCGGCGGCGAAGTATTCGAGGGGCTGGCGATTTACAACCGGCTCCGCGAACATCCCGGCGGAGTGGAGGTCAAGATCGACGGCATCGCCGCCAGCATGGCGAGCGTAATCGCGATGGCCGGCGCTCCGGTCACGATGGCGAGCAATGCGCTACTCATGGTCCACAATCCGAGCGGCCTGTGTGTCGGGAATAGCGACGACATGCGCGAGCTAGCCGATATGCTTGACAAGGTTCGCGGTTCGCTGACCGGCGCGTATGAGCGCAAGACCGGCAAGAGCACGGAAGAAATCGGCGCGATGATGGACGCCGAGACATGGATGACCGCACAGGAGGCAATGGATGCCGGATTCTGCGACGAAATCACCGGCGAACTGAAAATGGCGGCGAGCGTCGGGAAGCTGGCGCTGACCGGAAAACTTGCAGAACGGGAAAAAGAGTTTGACAAAATAGTAAAGACGCCTAAACAATCAACGCCAATGAACAATCTGCCCGAAACTCCCGCCACTGAAACACCCGAAACGCCAGCGCCGGAGATCACCGCGCCGGTTGCTGAGACTGCCGCACCTTTGCCGGAAGTCGTGACCATCACCGCCAACGCCGACGATCTTCGCGCCGAGGGTGCCGTTGCCGAGCGCAAGCGCATCGCCGACATCCGCGCATGGGCCGGGGTGGTTGCGAAGGCGCACAAGTTCAACCTCGACAAGCCGGTGACGGATTTCATCGCCAGCGGTCAATCGCTCGCCGAGTTCAAGGAGCACGTAATCACCAATTCGTTTCGGGCTGAAAGCCTGAACACCGCCACCGATACCAGCGGCGCGCAGGGCAACACGATGTCCCGCGAATCATTCAACAAACTTTCGCCCTACAACCAAAGCGAGTTCTGCAAAAAGGGCGGAAAGCTCACCGACTAACCACTCACCCAACCAATCAACTAAAACACCACTATGGCCGCTCCTACTAACAACAACACGCTTACGAATCTTATTCCCGATGCCTACGCCGCGCTTGACGTGGTGAGCCGGGAACTCACTGGCTTCATTCCGACCGTAGCTCGCGACTCCCGCGCAGACATGGTTGCCGTCGGACAGACGCTCCGCTCCGCCGTCGCTCCGGCTAACACCGCAGGCGCGGACATCACGCCCGCGATGGCGATTCCGTCCGCAGCGAATCAGACGATCAGCAACAAGTCGCTGACTATCACAAAGTCCCGTTTCTTCCCGTTCTCCTGGAGCGGCGAAGACATCATGGCCGTCAACAAGGGGCCGGGCTATTTGAGCATCCAGCAGGATCAAATCGCGCAAGGGTTTCGCGCCGCTCTCAATGAAATCGAGGCTGACATCTGGAGCGCTGCGAGCCTTGGCGCTTCCCGCGCTTTCGGTGCAACAGCGAACACTGCGCCGGTCATTGGCGACTTCGCGTCCGCGAAGAAAATCTTGGACGATAACGGCGCTCCCGGTTCTGACCGTCACGTCGTTCTTTCTACTGCGGCAGGCGTTGCGGTTCGCGGTTTTGCCAACCTCTACAAAGTCAATGAAGGCGGCGACACTAGCCTGCTTCGCCAAGGTTTGCTTGGCGATCTTTACGGCTTCAGCCTCCGCGAGTCCGCGCAGGTCGGCAGCCAGACCGCTGGTTCGATGGCAAGCGCAACCTCCACCAACGCCGCCTTCACGGTCGGCCAGACCGTAATTCCTCTGGCAACCGCTGGAACAGGCACCGTGGCCGCTGGCGACATCATTACCTTCGCCAATGACACCAACAAATACGTCGTGGCGTCCGCGACGTTTGCCGGTGCCAACCCGGCATCCGGCGACAGCATCACGCTTGCCGCGCCCGGTCTGCGCGTTGCGCAGTCTGCGGCGACCCGCGCCATCACGGTGTTCGGCACTTCCTCACGTAACATCGCGTTTAGCCGCAATGCCATCGTGCTTGCCACCCGTCTCCCGGCTATCTCGCCGGAGGGCGACATGGCGATTGATCGTCAGGTCATCACCGATCCTCGCACAAACCTCAGCTTTGAGCTGGCTTGCTACCCAGGCTTCCGTATGAACACCTACCACGTTTCTGTTGCGTGGGGCGTCACGGTGTTCAAGCCGGAACATTCCGCAATCATCATCGGCGGAGTCTAGCACTAACTGAACATAACTACAAAGCGCCCGCTCGGCTAACAACGGGCGGGCGCTTTTTGTTTCATGGCATCACGCATCACCGCAGCTTGGGAAAGGCTTTACAGCGCGCAGACCCGCACGCTCGCCGACACCGCGACCTCCGACCTCGGCACGCGGCAGGCGACGGTTGGCACCGTGACGGGCAACTGTATTCTTGGCGTGGCGGCGCTTTCGGACGACCTGCAAATTGACGGATTCGCCCAGGGCGGGGATTACGCTTTCACCATGCTAGCCAGCGCGTTTGAAGTGCCGCCAGAGGCGCAATGCCCGGTTCGGCTGCCAGGCATTGAAGCGGCGCTTGTGCTGCGCGACTTCGACCTCAACAACGGGGTGTATCAAATGACGGCAATCGACCCGAGCAAGCGATGAGCAACCCCAGCCTAGAATCCCTAGTTGAGTCCGCCTATTCCGCCGCGCTGCGGACAAACCAGACGGAACTTGCCGACATCCGCATCAACCTCGCCAGCAGCGGACTAAACCAGACGACCACGGCGGCAGACGACAACAGCGGACGCCCAGCAACAACGCTGCCGATTCCGTGCATCCGGCTGCGCGCCGAGGCGACCAGCGAAACGATCGGTTCGCTCAACACGCCGAAATGGGCTGTCCGTTTGGAGGTCGAGGTAGAACAAAAAGCCAACGTCGGCGAAGGCGACGGGCCTACGCTTGACGACCTTTACAGCCTCGCCACGCGCCCGTTTTACTACGGATCCCCAACGCTCGCCGCCACGCTGGAAACGGGCAACGCCGCACTCCGGGTGCATGGCGTGAGCAAGCGGGGCGAGGCGCTTGAACAGGAGCAGCTAGAGGCCACGCTGGTGCGCCGTAGCACGGTTACGATTCACTGCGCGCCGGTCACGATTTCGTAGAAACTTAACGCTTGCAAATAGTCAACGCCACTTTACTATTTCGCCCATGCCGAAGCTCGACACAGCACCAAGCGCCCAACCAGCCGACTCGGCATCCCTTTCCCCGCTAGAGCAGGAGCTTGTGACGCGCGAGGCGTTTCTCGCCACGCTGGAAACGGGCACCGAGGGGCACCGCGTCCATTCCGAAATCGTCGCCAATCTCAAACGCCAACTAGAAAAACCATAACTTATGTCCGTAACACTTGTAGGGACCGCCGGTCCCGCTTTCGCACTTCCAGCCGCCGAGCTTTTCGTTGACGCCGAAAGCGTCACGCTTGATGTCGCTCCGCAGTTCATCAAAGAGAAAACGTCGTTTGCTGGCATCATCAACAATGTTGCATATGGGCCAATGGAAGCATCGCTTTCAATCAGCGGAAAGACCAAGACAAAAAGCGTGAGCGGCCCTTACACCGGATCGCTTTTGCTTTCGGTGCTCGGCACCGCCTTTTCTCCGGTCACGACTTACACCACCCTCTCCGCAGGCACTCCAATCACCGCCATCTTCGGCGCTCCGACAACCGGCCTATATTTGGAGAAAGGCAGCTTGAGCTACGGAGAAGGCGATTACGTCGGATTTTCCGTGGATTACAAAGCCAGATCAGGAATTACCTAACCACCAAACAACGGAGCCGGAACCGTAGAAGCGGCACTCAGACATGACGACAGAATCACTACCGCAAAAGCAGGTTTTCGGCTGCGACAACCTCACGCTGGCAATCACATTGAAAACCGCCGGATGCGATTGGGCAAACGACGGAAAGCACAGCATTTGTGGGCTGAATAAATACTCGCTCGCATTTATTCGCAGCCACCCGCTTTACGAAAAAATGAAGGGGCTAAGTCACGAGGAAGCAATTCGCTACCTTTGGCGCAACGGCCAACCCGGAAACATAACCTATTTTTTCGAGAGATCGCAGACGCTTCAATTAGTGTGTGAAGGATGGGACAGTCAGGCGGCTCCACAGGATGACAAGCCTATTCCCGAAATCGAAATTGACGAAAGAACACTGGGAGCGGCAGCTTACAAGTTATCGCAAATGCGAACAAAATTTGTAGGCAACAAATCGGTGAAACCGTTCTGGAGAGACAGGGACGAGAGCGGCAACCTATTCGTGCCGGCCATCGCGCACACGACCGGGACCAGCAGCAGCGAATCAACTGGCGACAAGTCAACCCGCACCATCATTCGTGACGCGCGCATGAAAGCCGTGGAGGTCTAACATATGGAAACTGAAACACCCGCAGTTGCACCCGAAGCATCCGCCGAGCTTGGCGTTGCTCACTACTTCAAAGGCAAGCGCCTTGAGCCTTTCAGCTTCGCCCGCCAGTCCGCATTTCAACGCCTCCGCGTCGGCAGCGAATCCACAATCGAATCGGCTGCAATGCTCGTCTTTCTGTGCCTGCAAAAGCCGGAACGGATTGACCGCG